ATGGACAACAAGGAGAGACTTGAGAAGATCAAGGCGGCTGATGATGCTTTAACGAGGGCATACATCACGCTGTTTAAGAACGATAAGGCTACGAAGGAGCAGATTAAGCAAGCTCGTAAGCGTGTCCTGAGGGACTTTGATGACATTTTGAGGGCAAGGGTTCACCTTCCTGATGAAAACGGACACTACGACCCTATACGAGCCGCTATAGAGGACGGTGGGCGCAAGCGTGTAGTAGACATACTCCAGCGCATTCATCACAAATTTGACGAAGAGAGTCAAAAAACTAAACCAACAGTAAAAACTAAATAATATGAATGATTCACTAATTGATTCAGCAGGCGGGGATACAACAACCGTAGACACGGGTATTCCTGATCCAACAAGCACAACGCCAGCACCCGATTTCAGCTTTTACGCTGACGGAGGCATTTCACCAGCATTCGATAAGATGCTCGGAGACAACAAGTCGGCACGTTCCCACTTCCAGAAGTATGCGGGGGCAGAAAACCCATTTGATTCAGCAATGAACGGGATTAAGGATCTCAACTACATTGCAGGACAGAAAGAACGCACTCGCCCCGCTGATGATGCCTCAGACGAGGATAAGAAGGTGTGGAATGACTATCTCCGCAATCAGTTAGGTGTTCCAGAGAAGCCAGAGGGCTACGGTTGGGAGCGACCAGAGAGCGTCCCTGAAGAAATGTGGGATCAAGAAGGCATGGATAAGCTGGCAGGCATTGCTCATCAGCATAACGTGTCACCACAGGCGGCAAGTGCATTATTTGAGGAGTATAACGCTCAATTAGCGGCTGCTCCAGAGCAAATGGCGGCACAAGAAGCACAAGAGCTTCAAGTTCAACGTGATCTACTTAATAACAAGTTCGGCATGGAAGCTGACAAGATGATTAAGCAAGCCGCAGAAGCAGGAAACCTCAAAGGACTGTCTGAGAGCGAAATCTCTCGTATCGCACAGACCGCAGAAGGCGTAGAGCTACTAGCAAGCATGAAAAACTGGCTTACATCAGACGTAACCTCCAACACTCAGAGTTCTGAGGGCATCCGTGACGGTGGTGGTAGCAACTACCAAGATAAGGCTATGGAAGCTGGTAGGCTCGCTGTTGAAGCTCACAATCGGGGCGATATGGCTTCTTACAAGAAATACGCAGAACAACAATCTCACTATAATCAAGCACACTCTAACGCATCACGATAATGTTGAAATCTACAGAAGAACCTCTCGAACCTGGCAAAGAACGTGTCAAGGTAGCAAAAAAGAAAACGCCTGGAAAGAAAGCGGTAGCGAAGAAATACACTCCTAAGCCTACTTCCATTGAAAAAGGGGCTACCAAGCCTAAGCCTGCCGTAAAGGAGGATCTGCTCAAGGGTATTGAGTATGAACTGACTGAGGTAAGTGGCGCAGATCGCGTTACAGAGCGTCAAACGCACCTTCTAGTAATCAAGAAGAGCAATAATGTGTTCAAATACTGTCTGTATGAGAATCCAGACGAGCGCAGGATTCGCCTTCTTTACGAAACTTCAGAATAAAAAGTCATTCTACTTGACACTATTAGAAAAACTTATATAAGACATTAAGTAAGCTGATACCTCCACTTGAGGAGAAAGCCCCTTAACAGGGATACCTTTCTATATGGGAGCCAGCCAAGCAATCGAAGTCTAAGCATAGACCCCGCAAGGGATACTCGGAAGCANGGCTAACTAACTCTCACATTAATTATATAGAAAGGTATTTAACATGTCTGTTAATTCACTTCCTGAGCATTATACAATTAACTATGCTCAAAACTGGTTGCACCGCATCCAGCAGAAGCCTTCACGTCTTGCCGCTACGGTAATGAATGATGAAGTAAACGGTTTTGAAAAGCGTTACGCGCAGCTCGAAGCTCAAACTATGTCGGCTATCACTGTTCGTCACGGGTCTACTCCTGTTTCTGACGCTGATACTTTCCACCGCTGGCTGAAAACCAAGAAGTATGACCTCACTAATCGTCTTGACGAGTGGGATCAAAAAGAACTTGGTGTTCTAGTTAGCCCACAGGGTGAACTCGTAACTAATCATGGTTATGCTTACAACGTACTTAAAGACAGCACGATTATTGCTGCTGCTGAAGGTAATGCAAGCACAGGCGAAGATGGCACTACTCTTACTGCCCTTCCTTCTACTCAGCGAGTTCTCGTTGACCATGACGTTGCAGGTACGGACACAGCACTTACTCTTGGTAAGGTCACAGAAGCTCGTAAGATATTCTTCGACAATGACCTCGATCTAGACGGAGATGCCTTCGCAGTCATCTCTCCTGACGCTGACCAGTCCCTCATCCGTGACGTAGACCAAGCTCGCAATAAGGATTATGGCAACATTACTCCTATTGCTGATGGTTCACTAAACGGTAAATACTGGATGGGCTTCAACTGGATCGTTCACACAGGATTGACTTCAATCACTGCTGCTGGCTCCAACACGACTGCTACCACAACTGCTGACCAATGCTTGTTTTACCACAAGTCTTGCATAAAGTTTGGTGACGGTGAAAAACGCTCGTCCATCGACATCCTCCCTGAAAATAGCCATGCTATTCAGATCCGCACACGCACACGCATGGGCGCTCTCCGCATGGAAGAAAAGGGTGTGGTAATCGTTGAATCCGACAACAGCTAACATAGAAAGTATATAATATGGCTACTCTATATTCCACAGAAGGCGCATTGCAAAATAACCCTGTCGCAAAAAGTCTAGCAGTTGCCGAAGCGCAACAGGCTTCGATGATTTATTGCGAAGGTACTTATATTGCTGATGCTTCAGAAGTTGTAAACGATGTTGTTCGTATGTTCAAGATCCCAGAAGGCTATCGTGCCATACCGACACTATTCTCGGTTGACACAGACGGTCTTGCAGGAACTTCTACGATCATCTCCGTTGGAACTGAAACAACTCCAGCAGCTTTCGCTGCCTCTCTCGACATCACTGCCGCTGGCATTGAAAAAGCTGACGATAGTGGCTCTGAGTCTCTGACTCCTGCCACTGTAAGTGTTGTAGAAGAATGGTGTGTTGCGAAGTTCACAACTTCAACAGCAGCGCCAACAGCAGCAAAGAAATTCATCGTAAGAGGTTTCTTCGCTAAGGCATAAATTTAACCAATAGGTTGAATCACGAACAAGCCAACGGTGGGTATCCCCCTGCCCACCGTTGGTCACTGTTCTAGCACAAGGGGAACATTGACATTATGGCAACAGGAAAGACACAGATAGTAAACCTAGCATTAACGTATATCGGTGAGCCTCCCATAATGGACATCGAGGACGATCAGACAGCGCCAAGGGCTGCTAATGTAATATATGATCCTACATTTAGGGAAGTGGCGCGTGACCATGAATGGAACTGCCTCAAGACCAGAGTTGAATTAGCGAAACTGTCCACAGTGGCAGATTTCGGCTTTTTAGACAATCAGTTCTTACTTCCTTCAGACTTTATTAGAATGTTGCGCCTAAACGGGCGAGACATTAAATCCACCACAGATCCATACGAAATTGAGTATAGCAAGAGCGCGGGGGCTCAGGTGTTACTTTCGGACGCTGATACAGCAAAGATCCAGTATATTGCTGAGATTACGGATACCGTTCAGTATGATGACCTTCTCATTGAGGCATTAGCTGTTCGCATAGCATCTAAGCTTGCTACTATACTAAGGCAGGACGAAGCAAAGTCAGCATCCCTCTTAAATGAGTATATGACCGTAGCTCTGCCTAGGGCTAGGAAAGTGGACGGAAACGAGCGCAACAGAAGTGCTTACGACCCAAGAGAGCAGTCACGCTCTATAAACTCACGTAGATTTGGAACATTGCAAGGTTCACTAGACGCTGACTCTGTATAATGCCTGAACCTAGAGGAACATCCCAAAAGAATGTATTATCATTCAATTCAGGTGAATGGAGTCCATTTCTTGATTCCAGGGCAGACAACGAGAAGTATGACAATGCTTGCCGTAATCTCACCAATGTAACTTTATTGCCCTACGGGGGTGCGGAGCGTAGAGGCGGGTTTGAATACATTGCTTCTACCAAGGACAGCGCGACAAGAGAATCAAGGCTGATTGGCTTCAACTACTCTACGACAACAAGTTATGTCATTGAGATTGGGCAGGGCTATATGCGCTTCTTTACAGGTGGCGCGGCAGTGGTCAATACCACAGTTGATGACGTTTTAACGTCAGGCACACCTCCTTGGTTGGCTACTGAGCTAGACGAGATACAATTTATTCAGATTAATGATGTCATGTATATGACTCATCCTAATCACCCTGTCCAGAAGCTCTCAAGGCTTACTGCGACAACCTTCTCAATAGCAACAGTAGTATTTGATAAGCCAGCATTCCTAGACATAAACGCTACGACAACTACGCTTACGAGCAGTGTTACGGCGGTGGCGGCAACAGGAACGCTAACTTCTAGTGCTAGCCTGTTCACCAGTGACCATGTGGACAGCTATTGGAAGGTTGTTCATAACAGGGAAGCTACTCAGGTAAACACTAACCTTGGAGTAAAGGGATCTGTTACTACAGTTACGTCAACTACACTATCTGACGTTGTTGGCGAGTGGAACTTTAAAACTACGAACAGATGGACAGGCGTTGTCAAAGTTCAGCGATACAATACAACTACAGCGGCATGGGATACGATAAGGGAGTTTGAATCGTCTGCTGGCGATAGGAACGTAAATGTAACGGACACTCAAGCATCTCCAGCGGATTTCCGAATAACATATACTGGTCAGGCTTTAAGTAGCTCTGGCGGTGATCCTTTTGCATACCTAGAGATTATCGAACAAGAGCGCGAGGGAATTGTTCGCGTAGACAGTTTTAACTCAGCTACTAGCGTAAACATCACTGTTATAGATAAGGTGGAGAATACGAACGCTACAGACCTGTGGTGTGAAGGCGCATGGAGCGATGATCGAGGACACCCTAGAGCAGTATCAATATTTGAGCAAAGAGTCGTATATGGAGGCACAGCGAAAAGCCCTCAGACGGTATGGGGCACGAAGGTTGACGATTTTGAGAATCTTGATTTAGGCACGAACGATGACGATGGATACAGTTATACCTTAGCATCTACGGAGCAGAATACTATACAATGGCTTTCAGGACAAAATAAG